AGGCCCGAGCGTACCAGGGAGGCCAGGGGGCCCCACGCCGCCGAGCCCGCCGGGACACCCCGGCGCCCCGACCGGGCCGATCACTCCCGGCGGTATCCCGTTCACCTCGCCGCCGACGCAGCCGAACCCGCCATGGCACTCACCTATCAGGCCCCGCGGCCCAATCACTCCCGGCGGTATCCCGTGGACCGATCCGCCGCCACCGCCGAACCCGCCGTGGGTCTCACCTCTCGCACCGAAAGGCCCGATCACTCCAGGGGCTGGGGGCCTCGCACACCCGAGCGTACCTGCCAACCCTAACCTGGAGTTCCTGGAAGGCTTCCACGTCAATCAGCGGCCTAACTCAAACACATCCGTTGACAGTGGGGCGTCCCTGTTCATCGGCCGCGGCACCGACTACAAGGGCTCCGACCTCGACCCGACGGTCGATACTGTGCAGGACCATTCCAGCGGTCCCGCCGGTGTCGTCAACTACATCGGAAGCACGGCGCAGGGCAGGGACGTCGGGCTCTACTCCATCTTCCACCCGTTCAATAACGGCTTCGCGGCTATCTCGCTGCGGCCTCAACTATGGATTAAAGGCGCTCCCAATTTCGAGCATAATCCACTCCTGGGCGCGGAAGCCTACAAAATGGAGGAGCGCACGCGGCCTTCCGTCCTGACGATTCGCGCATGGGGGGCGCAAAGCAACAGCGGGGAATGGGATTACATAAACCCCCCGGCATCGTCTCGCGCCCGCGGCGGGTCTGTGAACGGCGGCCTTCTTATCGCCCCATCCGAATTCGAGATGGAGGACTACCTCGGCATCAACTCCAACGCCGACACCGATAACCCAGGCGCGAGCACCTACGTCACCTTTGCGCCCACGGTCGCGGTGGCTTTCGGCAAGCCGACCACGGGAGGCACTCCATCCACCGGGTCTAAGCTCTTCCACCAGGACACGGACGGCGGGAAACTGACCCTATCCGAAAGGGGGGACCTGACCACACCGACCACGGATATCATTCTGGCCGCCCTAGACGGCGACGGCGAGGGGTATCTTGAGCTCGAGGGCACCGGCGCGGTCAAGCTCCCCAGCGGCACTACGGCGCAGAGACCGACCACCGCCGTCGCGGGCATGCTGCGCCTCAACACGACGACAACGGCTCTAGAGTTCTACGACGGGTCGAGCTGGCAAACCATAACCGCCGCCATATAGACTAGAGAGCCCATGAACACCACCGCCCCCGAAGACGTCACGGATCTGGTAGACGCCCCGCAGAACGACCGCGACGACGCCCAGGCCAGAGCTGGCGCGTGCGCCGCTGAAATCAGCGAGATTCTAGAGAAGCACCGGTGCCGCATCATGCCGCGCATCGACCCGGCGACAATCGAGCCGGTAGGTTTGGCTGGTGACAAAATCCAAATTCAAGCATCGTTCTGGATCGCCCCGCTGGCCGCACGCGCCGACTGAGACCATGACAAAAGAGCAGACCAAGGACTTCTTTTTCCGAGCGACGCCTGCGATTGTGTGGGCGCTTGTTGGCCTACTTTGGACGATGGAATCTACAAAGCGCGACGAGTATAGGCGCTTAGAGGAGCTGCGAGCCTCTGCCGAGGACAGCCGGAACCTGGAGACACACAACAAAATCGCAGCTAAGTTAGACGCTATCTCGACGCGGGTGGACGCAAACACAATCCAAATTGCTATCATTGAAGACCGTGAGAACCGACGGAAATCGGGCCTATGACCGTTGGATTCAAGCGGTTACGATTCTTGCCGCCCTATATGCGGCAGGCATGGCCTATTCGGTCAGGTCAATAACTCCAGCACCAGCAACTACAATGCCTACCATCACCGAAGTTCTCCCCGCCGACTACTCGACCACTTGGGTTTCCGGCGGTCTGACCATGACGGTCAACACCCGCCTAGCTGACTACAACGGCGACAAGACCTCCGCCGCCGCTGACCACAAGGCCAAGGTCGAAGCCCTCCTGGTGGAGTTCCCGAAGGATGCGTAGGCTCTACGCCGCCGCCTTTCTCATTTCCATATCCTGCGCTGGCATGGCGACGGCGGGGAAGGAGACGGCAAAAGGCACAATCATTGGCCTGTTCGCATGGCTCGGCTCCTTCTTTGGGCCAGCGGGAACGGTCATTGGCTCGCTATTTTCCTTCTTGGCCGTGAAGCTGGCCGAGAAGGATGAAGCTGTCGAAGCGGCAGTAGACAACGCGGGGAACAGCGTCAAGGCCCTGGGATTGTATGACTCAATCGCCCTTTTCCTGGGCCAATGGGGGCTGGCCATCGTCGTCGTCTTACTCGTCATCTTGGTATTGAAGTGGGGCCACAAGCTCAACAAGGTTGAGAAGTTCACGGGAATCGACATTGACCGCGACGGGGACGTGGGCGAGGAAGGCTCTGTCCCTAAGGCCAGGGAAATCGAGAAGGTGAGGGGGAAATCGCCAGTGAATAGAAACGGCCCCGAAGCCGTCAATCCACCCAAATGACAAGCCCCGAGACCTCAGCGCAAAGCGCCTCCGCAGAGCATACACTGCCCGAGCGGTATCGCGCTGCCCAGTTCGCAACCTTCGAGAGTGTCATGTCGAAGGAGTGGCTCGTCGTCACCGGGCAATGGCTCCACTCCCAGCGCGGCCTCTTCACCCGGGCCGGTGACGACGGGCGCGGGCAGTTCAACTATGAGTTGCGCGAGGTGGACGACATCCATGCCCCCTTCGCCGATTTGCGGGCGGCCCTAACTGCGCGGCTCACTGAGGCGGTCAAACGAGTTGGGGTATCAGACTTTGACCTCGACCACATCGAGTGCCACGCCAGCCTCTACCACCACGGCAGCCACTACGCATGGCACTCTGACAAGTCTGAGGGGGGTGATACCCGGCGGCTGGCCTATGCGCTCTACATGCACACCGACCCGCGCATGTTCGCGGGCGGTGAGCTGGAGTTCCTCGACGGCACGACCGTCGACGCCTCCCACAATAGGCTCGTCGTCTTCGAGCCCGGCCAGCAGCACCGCGTCCGGCGCGTTGAGTGCTGGTCTGCAGACTTTCTCCACGGTCGGTGGGCCGTCTTCGGCTGGATCCACGGCCGCCCCGAAAACCCCTAGGTTCCTGATAGACTCCCGAACATGGCTAATACCTTTACCACAGCCGCCTACCCCGCGACCACCGACGCCGTAAATCTCTCGTCGGTCAACTGGACCGCCACGCTCGACGGCACCGCTCAAGGGGGCTTCGCCGTTATCCCCGCCGCCACCGGTGTCTTCCCAGGCGTCGAGTTTTTCCGTGGCGGCCTAGCCACCAGCCAGTCGTCGCTAGACGACCCGCTCTGTCAAGCTCTGGAAGGTATTAGCAATGCAATGGTCTCGCGAGATACTGGGAACACGAATCGACTGTTCATCATGGCACCCGACTACCCCGAGGGTGACGGCGGACGGACTGGAGGCACCGCCGGAGCCGGAACAGATGAGTTTGGCGGTGTCGATTTGGAATCCTGCGCCCTTTGCTTCGGGTCCATGTCCGAATTTGGTAAAGCCGACGGCGACCTTCGGGCCGTCATGGGGACTAGCCGGGGCGGTATGGAATCCCTGATGTACCTGAGGGCCTACAAGCGCAAGCCGAAGTGCGTCGTGCTCTGGAACCCGTTTATCAACGTCGTGGACTGGAATAACGTAGCGGCCGCCACGCAGGACGACATCGCAGCCATGATCCCCGGCTTCACCAGCCCAGCCCCCGACACTTTCGCAGCCCTGAGCCCTAGCGAGAAAAAGTCGCTCTTCACCCGTAGCCCCGTGCAGTGGGCCAACGAGCTCCCCGACGTGCCATACCTCGTCTTGCACGGAGATAACGACACGACCGCGAAGCGAGAGTGGGTCAACGCCCTGGTGCAGAACATGTCCGGCGCGGGGCTCAACGTGGAGTATCGCCTGATCGCTAACGGCGGCCACGTCTTTGCCAACGAGGCGCTAAACGCGGCGGTTAACCGGACCGTCGATTTCCTGTCGACTCATCTGAGACGTGACCCGTAGTCGCCCCGCTAGGGCCTAGACCGGCCTCAGCCTTGAGACGGTTCAGCACGTCCCCCGGCGTGTGACCATCCCAATCGGGCGCCTTGACCAGCGGGGCCGCGTGGCATAGCCCCCACCACTCATCGCGCAGATGATAGGTGATGAGCTGCCCGGTGCCCTCGAGGTAGACGCCGGCGACGAACCAGCCACCGCCGAAGCAGACTTCCCCGGTGGCGTGACGCCGTGACTTCCAAGCGGTCGGGTTATCACGAATCAGGGCGCAGAACAGCGCCATGCGGTGCTCGTAAAGCTCCCCCATCGTGTGGTGCTCGTCGCGGATCACTTCGTCAACGCCTCCTCACGCGATCGGTCTAGGGCCGCCTGGACTTCCAGCGCCGTAAGACCTAGACCTTTAGCCATCCTGGCGACCGTCCACGCAGGGGGCACCGCTGCGCCGCTGAAATTCCGGTAGAGTTGAGACTTGTGTACCCCGCACTTCTCAGCCATCGTGGCCATTGTGCGCGGTCTCCGCGTCGGGTCGGCATATCTAGCCTCCCGGTCAATGAGCTGACGGAAGTTCACGCCAGTAACCGCCACAGCATCGTACCGAGGAATCCGGTCGAGACGGCGATAACCAAGACGAAAGCGAGGCGCGTCAATGCCCACGTTTCAGCTACCAGTTCCTCGGCGAGGCGACCCTGGCCACCATCGATGAGGGGGAATTCTTCTGGGTTGGATTCGTTCATGTTCCCCATTGTCGCGCCGTGTCCGGCCCGTGTCAACCTCTAAAATACGTTGAGCGGTAGCCCTCGGCTGCCAGCGGTAGCCCGCCGGCCCATGTCGGCGCCACCGCTAGGGCCTGCTCGAAGTGCTGGACCGAGCCCTCGCCAGCATCCACCTCAGCCACCAGGGAGTCGTGGACGTGCATCACCAGGCGATATGGGTCCTCGCGGTCGAGGCGCACCGTAGCGGCCGCGAGCAGGTCTCTGGCGACCGCCTGGGTCACGTTCTCAGCTAACTTCCCGCCGTAGGTAGACTCCTCGACCATGCTCGACTTGTCCTTGCCCATGGTGAAAAACCGAATCTCCTCGCGCACGATGTCCTTCTCCTCGATGTTGCCCTCATCGTCGACAATCTTGATGGTCGTCTCGGTCATTACCAGCCGAGGCCGCCAGTAGCGCAGGGTGCGCCCACTCGGCAGAATGAGCCCCAGGCACCCCCGGCTCGCGATGGCCGAGATACGCCCGGCGCGGAAGGTCGTCCCCGGCTCGTCGATAGCGAGCTTGGCCGCCTCCTCGATGTCGCGCCAAAAGCCGACGATAGCGGCGTTGGCCTCGCGCCAAGCCTTCTGGATGCGCCGCGCCTCCTTGAGGTCCAGGGCGATTCCCCACTTCGCGGCGGTGGCGACGAAGGTCAGAACCCCCATGCCGTAGCCGAGGGCCAGGGTCGCCACCTTGCCCAGCGGTCGGCTGTCGCTGCCGATGTCTCGCGCAGCCTTGACGTAGATGTCCTCACCCCTGGCGAAGACGTCCAGCACGTCAGCCTGGCCCGCGAGCCAAGCGACGACACGGGCCTCGATGGCCGACCAGTCGGCGGCGATCAACTCCTTCCCCGGTGCCGCACAGAGAATCGAGCGCAGGCAGGAGCTAACAGCTTCAAGCGGCCGGTCGACTAGAAACTTGAGGCCCTCAAGGTCGCGCCCCCTGATGCACTCGCGCACGGCGTCGGCGAGGTCGCCCAGCTTGTCCTTGGGTAGGTTGTGGACCTGCAGGCCGGAGCTGGTCCAGCGGCCAGTACCAGCACCGTAGAGCTGCAGGGCGAAGCGCAGCCGGCCGTCGCGCCCGACCATATCGGCTACCCTGGCGAGCTTGGATAGCGAGGTCGCCTTCGTGGACTCCAGGCGGTTCTGCAGCACCATCCGCACGTCTGGATGAACGTCCTCCTGCGCGAGCATTTCCACGACGGCAGCCTTGTCGGTCGATTCGCTCTTGCGGTGGACGACCTTGCCGTCGACCGTCTTCTTCCGCGTGCGGGTAGGGATAGCTACCCCGTGCGCCTTGAGGAACACCTTTAGCGCCGACGGGTTGCGGGAGTCCTTAACGTGGATCGCACGCCAATCGGTGGCACCGGTGAGGACTTCGGTGTCGAGCTCGGCCTTGCGGGCAAGCACGACCGCCATGCAGTCTTCGGCAAACTTCCGGTCGAGGTACACGCCGCGGGCGTTGATTCTCTTGTCGACGCGGTAGGCCAGCTCTTCGGCTATACCTAACGGCTTGAGCCGATAGAAGCAGTCGAGCGTGGCGCCTACATCATCCCGGCAGTAGGCGACCAGCCGCGCCCGGTTTGGCCGCGTGTCGTGGGCATTGCTCCACCGGCCTACCCCGGCCGCAGTGAGCTTGCACATCTTGAGCATAAGGGCCTTGCCCTCGGTGTCTTTCTGGACGGGGCAACCCAGGGCCTTAGCGAGCCCGCCGAGACTCATCGGCAGATTGACGGCGAGGCCGCGGATCTGCGTGTCGTCGACCTGCTCAAGTTCCAGGGCCGGGAAGCCGTAGCGCGGCTCGAGGATGTTCCTCCAAATGGATATTTCGAAGGAGGCATTGTGCGCGACGACCTTACCCCCTGCGGTGATGAAGTCGACGACACCGCCGGGGAGCTCATCGCCGGGCTCCCAGGTGACGTAGTTATAGCGGCCGTCACGCTCGGCATAGCCGAAGACCACGCAGTAGACATCGGTGCTCTCGTCGGCCGCATAGGCCCACTGGCCGACCCGTTTGAGGTCCGCCGCGCTCGCGGTCTCAATGTCGACCGCTAGGATGCCTTTAGATGGATTCATAAAAGAAGGTGCCCAGGGCGGGGCCGGGTTAGGTCTAGCAACCCCCACGGTGCTAGACCATACCGACCCCACCCCAATCGTTTACAGTCTAGCCGAGGAGGTCGTCGATTCCATCGGCGTTATCGCCGTCGAGGTCGTCGTCCTCGTTCATGAAGTCCTCGACGGCGACCTCTCCGAAGACTTCACGGGCAGCCTTGCGGCCGTCGAGGCGGGTATCCTCACGGATCAACTGCACGGCGTTGAGCGAGAAGCTCACGCCCTTACCGCCGGTCTCATGCTCCCATCCGTAGGCGATCAAGTGGAAGCGGCACCAGCAGCCAGGGAAGACCCGCTCGGAGTCAAGAATCGCCTGCTTCTTCTGGTCCAACACAGACGGTTGGTACCCACTCTTGGAGTTCAAGTAGCGCCAGCCCTCGTCGTACCCGGCGAGCGGCTTTTCCGGGTCGCGGTCGTCGCACTTTTTGAGCGGGTTGTTGCGCGGGACGAGCTTGATTACCTTGCCCCACTTCTCGACCATCGCGGCCTTGACAACCTCGACGAGCGGGGACATGTCGTAGTCGGGAGGGAACAGCAGCGCGGCCTGGTACTTGAGGTCGTTAGGCTTCGACTTGCTGGTAGGCTTGGGCTCGAAGAGCGCGGGGAAAGCCAGACGGACCGGCTCGGTGACGATTTCAGTTTCGTTAAGTTCCATGGTTCAAAGTTTTACTTTTCAATGGTGAAGACATCGCCCGGGCGGAACGCCTGGCGCCTGTCGGATTGCGGAACGAGGGAGAGCCCCGCGTCCGGTTTGGTGGTGAGTTCGGCGACCATTGCCTTACCTAGCACGTCGAGCAGCTTCTCGGCTTGCGGCGGAGAAAGCAGTTTAGGCTCGGCGCGAGTGCTTGCGCCGTCGGGGAGCATCCTGCGGAGCATGTCCTCAGCGGAAGCCTCGTCGCGCCATTGGCGGTAGCCCGTCTTACGGACCAACTTGTAGCCGTCGATGGCGGTGCCAGCGTTGGCGAGGTCGTAGGCGTAGGCGTGGAGCCCCTTGATCCACGACTCAATGACCGGCACCGCCGCTAGAGCCTTGCCGACCTGCTCGACCGTGAGGTCGCGGGGGTCGTGAGGCTCGTCTTTGACCTCAAGATCTGCGGAGTTAAAGAAGACCGCTTTTGCGCCTTCCAGCGCCGCGTCCTTGAGGGCGTAGCAAGTCCCCTTCACGGGGCAGAACTTGCACCAGTCACCGGCGCATCGGGGCGCATCCTCAGCTTCGGTAGCGGCGACACCAGGGATTAAAACCTCATCGCGCCATGCCTCAAGCTCTACCCGGGTAAGCTCCTCGACTCCGCCCCCCGCCCGGTTGCGCGGCTGAAAGATGTGCCCGCGCACGCGGCGCAGCTTCTCGAATGCCTTGGTGTCCGTGCTCCTGACCCGTTCTAGGGCGCCGAGCGCGTAGCAGCGGGCTTGAGTATTGTCGACCGGAGACACGGGGACGCCCGCCCCGTACTTGAGGTCGGCTACATGGAGAGTGTCGCCGACTACCGCCACGAAGTCGGCGGTGCCCCAGACCTTCTTGTGGATTGCCTTGACCCTGACCTCGGCCCATGCGTTACCGGGCCCCGCGGCCTCGATGGTCTCGGCGCAGAACTGCACATATTCCTCTAAGTGCTCGAGCATTACCGCGTCGGCGGTGAAGCGGCCGCACTCGGACACGGTGCCGAGCAGGGACTTGAGGGCCCCGCTCGTATGAGCACCTGGCGCGTAGACCAGCCTGATAGCCTGCTCGGCGATGAAGTGCGCGAAGGTGCCCTCGTCGGCGAATTCGCTGGATTCGTCGACGACGCCTTCGCACGCCGCCACCGAGCCGGGGCAGTTAAGCCACCGGCTGGACGACGACGGGGAGAGTTTGGCGTGGGCACTCATCGCATCGGCCCCCTGCTTGGCCGAGGCTGCGCGAGGATCAGCTTCGGCTTATGCTTACGGGACTCGGTGATTTCTGCGACCAGCGCCGTGCGCTGCTCGCCGAGGTCGTTTAGGCGCATGTTGACCGCCGTCTGCATCCCCTCCAGCTCGCCGATGCAGCCGTCGATGTAGGCCAGGTTTACCGACGGGGGTACTTCCGGGCCTGTGGGGGTGGCGTCGCTCACGCCAACGCCTCGACAACCTTCGAGAAGTCGCTCTCTTTGACGTCGGACAGTTTCGCGCAGGGCTCGCCACTCTTACTCTTGAAGCTCGCGAATACCGAGCGCACCGCGTCGATGCCCTTAGACTCGATGGCCGTTTTGACAGCTTTCTTGAGGTCCAGGTCCGTGACCTTCGCGTCGGGCTTCTTGGCTGGAGTCTCGGCGGGCGTTTCGTCGTCCACCTCGGCGACGACTTCGGTGTTGGCCGCGTCCCGCTTGGCCTTATTCTTGGCGCGAGTCTCGCGAGCCTTCGCGGCTGCGGCTTTGCGCTTGGCGACGGCGGCGTCTTCGGCGCCCGCGTCGGAGACGGGAGCCTCGGCCGGCGCCTCGGGCGCGGGGATCGAAGTCAGGCGCACGGTCCCGGCCGGCGTGTCGACGGCGACACTCTCGACTTCTGTGGCCGAGCCGGTCCCGGACTTGATGATCCTCTCGACGCTCTCAAGGTCGTCGACTTCAAACGAAATGGTTACGGTTGCTTTCATGGTAGTGCCCTCTCGGGTCATGGAGTTATTCACCTAGAACCTCGCGAATCATGCGAATCTTCTGGCGGTTGGATGCTGTTATGTCCTCGTCGATGGTTCCGGCAAGGGCCATAAAGCGGACGCGCACACGGCGCGTCTGGCCGATCCTGTGACAGCGGTCAGCGGCTTGGGCATTCTCTCCAGGAGTCCAGGACTGCTCGGCGAATACGACATCGGCGGCAGCGGTCAGGGTCACCCCAACGCCACCGGCTACGATGTTGGCGACCATGACTCGAACCCGTGGGTTAGTCTGAAACTCGCGCACGTTCTCGGTCCTTAGCTCGGCGTTCGCGGCTCCGGTGATGGTCCTCACGCCGAAGCGCATCAGGTTCCCTGCTATCTTCTCGACGACCGCTCTATGGTGGGCGAATACCACGACCTTCTCTAGCCCGCCGTCAGCCAGTTCCTGGTAGAGCAGGTCGGATACCGGCTGCGCCTTCGCCATCCCACACAGGCGGCGGAAGCGGGCGAAGCCTTCCCCATCCTTGACCGCGGCGAAGAACGAGCTCGGGTCGTCAAGGTCGCGGATAGCTTCCAGCACCTTGCCTTTGAGTTCGGCTTGCAGAACCTCCAACGCCTTGCCCAGATGCAGCGGGCGAAGGTGTACCGTTTCGAATCGGATCGACGGCAGGTCGGGTAGCACGTCTTTCTTCAACCGGCGCAGGATGAACCCACCGATTCTCTCTTTCAGCTCGGGAAGCATGTCCTTCCGGTTGCCGGTGACTTTCCTCCCGTACGGCGTCTCGCGCCAGTAGCAGAAGCGGTCGACAAACTGGTGTTCGGTGAGCGTGCGCCCGCCGGCGTCGACCTGCAGCCGCTCCGGCGCTAAACCTAATAGGTGAGTGTAGAGCTCGCCGGAGTTGTTGGGGCAGGGCGTCCCGGTCAGCAGCCACACCCTGTCGGCGCAACCGGCCAGCGCCCCGTAGAGCGCGACCGTGCGCTGCGCACCGGGGGACTTGAAGCCGTGGGCCTCGTCAACAATCAACGCATCCCAACGCCCGGCGATAAGCTGCGATAGAATCCACGGCTTCAAAAGCAGCCCGTGAGTCACGACGACGATATCGACCAGCGGGTCAATCTCGACCCGGCCGTTATCGACTACCTGGACGACTGGCGAGTCCAGCCATGCCACCGCCTCAGCCTCCCAGTTCCACAACACTACCGTCGGCACGACGACGAGCACCCGGCTCAAGCCCCGAGCCGCGACCAGCGCGGTGATCGTCTTCCCCAGCCCTTGCTCGTCGGCGAGGATTCCAACCTTGCGTTCGCGAAGCCAGGCAACGCCTGTGGTCTGGTGGGGGTAAAGGCTCAAAAGATTCAGAATTTGGAGGGTGGGGCGCTCGCTACGTCCCGGTTACGCCAATAGCGTAGCGCGTACTTTTGCCGGGACAAGTGCGCATCAAAGAATATTTCGGCCGCGCACTTTTTCCCACCTTTAGACTTGCCCCGGCGTCTCGGCGGCGCGACCCTCTACCTCCGGTCGTGGAAAAACGGCGGCCGCCCCAGTCATGCTCCCAACCAGAACGACCCCCGTCGCAAGGCCCCGAAGGACCCGTGGATCAGCATAGCGCCGCCAACACGGGAATGCGGGCACCCTTCCGAATTCCGCCCGCTCTAGCCGAAGTGCCCGCCTGGTGCGCTTGGGAACTGAGAGAAGTCAAAGGCAAGCCGCGCAAGGTGCCGATCCACCCCGACGGGTCGAAGTTCTCTACGCGACGGGACAAACCCTACACTCTGGCCCAGGTCCAGAACGTCGGCACCGGTGTAGGATTGGTCCTAACCGGCGGTATTGAGATAGGAGGGAAGCGGCTCATCGGCTTCGACTGCGACGCCTGCCGCGACCCTGAGACCGGCGCCCTGATGCCGTGGATGAAGCGCCTGAGAGCAAACCACCGCAACAGCTACGCCGAGTTCACCCCCAGCGGGCAGGGTGCACGGCTCTTGGTGCTGGTCGACAAGCCTCCACCGCAAGAGCTAAGAAAGGTACGGACCCTGGACCCTGCCGACAACACGACGAAGCGCCCGGAAATCGAGACTTTCGGCCTCGGTCGAGCGTGCTATATCACAGTTTCCGGGGACATCATTCCCGGCGCTAGCGCGGACCTGGAATCGGTGCCCGACCTCAAATGGTTCACGACGCAGCACCCGAGCACCCTGGCCGACTTCGGCGGATCCACCCCCGAGCTGCCCGCCGGCACCGGGGAGGCTCCATCGCTGGACGAAATAGACCATCGGGTCAAGGCCCATCCCGAGGGCAGCGCCCTATCTGCCGGTAGGTGGGAGGATGTTCTGCCAGAGGAGAGCGCCTCCGAGGGGTACTACCGGCTGGTACAGCGGGCCGTCCGCGCCGCCAACGGCCACGGCGACGCCGCCACTCGGTGGCTCATCGAGCGCACCGCCTTCGGTGCCGGGACCGTTGATAGCGCCGAGCCCGACCGCTACCGCCGAGAGGACTGGGTAGCTACCGAGGTGGCCAGAATCGCGTCTAAAGCCCCGCGCACGGACCCCGAGGTGTTCGACCACCCGCCTACCGAAAGCTCCTTCATGCCTACGGAGGACGATATCGAGGAGCGCCAGGCCACCGCCTCGGCGGCCGACGCCGCGTCTATTCTGCAGGTGGACGACTTTATCGAGCAGGTCACTAGTCGCGAGTGGCTGGTAGATGAGCTGCTGCCGTCCGATGGGCTCGCGAGCGTGTTCGGCCGGCCGGGGCAGGGTAAGACCCCCCTGACCCTGCTCCTTGCGATCGCCACCGCTGCAGGGCTCCCGACGTTCTTCGGTCGCCGAATGGACCAGCACGGCCCCGTAGTAGTGTTCGTCGGCGAGGATGAGTCGGGCGTACGCGATCGCGTGCTGGCCCAGCTCAACGAAATCGACCCCCTCCTAGCAGGGAGCGGGCTGCCGCTCTACTTCACCAGAGAGCCGGGACGCCTCACGGACCCGGAGAATATCGCGCTATGGCTCAAGCGTATCCACGCCGCCACCGGCGGGAAGCCACCGCGGCTGGTAGTCGTGGACACCCTGGCGCGGAACTTCGGCGGAGGGAATGAGAGCGCCACCGAGGACATGCAGGCTTTCGTAGACGGCTGCGACGCCATCTCACGCCACCTTGAGAAGTGCCTGGTCATCTGCACTCACCACCCCAGCAAGGGTAACGAGGACGCCGGCCGCGGCTCCGGGGTCCTGCTCGGAGCCCTGGACACGGAGATTAAGGTAGAGCTCGTCGGGCGCTCAAAGCTGGTCGCGACCCCTACGAAGGTGAAAGGTGGGCCGCTACCCGAGCAGCCGCTCATCGGCACTCTGGTCCCGGTCCGGCACGGGCTGGGGTTCAAGAGCGATGGGTCGCCCCGGTCGGCGATTACCCTCGACGACACGCCACCGGACCCGGGCGCCGTGTTCGAAGAGATCGCCGCCGACGAGAACATTGTGCACCTGCTGGAAGCAGTCGGGGGTCTCGACAGGCCGGTGTCTAGGACCGCACTTGCCGACCTTGTGGGCACAACGGCCAGAGTGATAATGCGTAGAATTGCCAGAGCAGAGGAGCTCGGGCTGATTAGCGTAAGAAAAGGCGCGAACGGCAAAGCGCCATCGTCCTATCTCCTTACAGAGGCAGGGTCTACGGTCATAACGAGGGCGGAAAATCCTATTGACCGTTTCGGCGGTCAATAGGCTATTGACCGACGGCGAGGTCAAAGCGCGGTTTAACAGGTCAAAGGAATTCCTAACTACATACTACATAATGGGTTACGAAGGAAACATAGAGCGGTCAAAGACGGTCAAAGCCCCTATTGACCTATTGACCCACACCTTAAGGGTGGGTCATAGGGTCAAAGGCTCAAGCGTAGAGTGGGGGAGGAGTGCTATTTTTGACGTAATTGGGGACCCTGCTCCAGCCCCTAGACCCCGGGCGGTGTCGATAGGGAAGCATGCGAGAATCTACGTTCCGAGTTCGGCGGACCAGTGGAAGCATGACGTTCGGGCCGCGGCGATCGTGGCGCTCGGGGACTGGCCGCTCGCCGCCCCCGGTGTCGCCGTCGAGGTTTATCTGGAGTTCCGCTTCCCTCGCCCGAAGTCGCACTTGCGAACCGGGCGCTTTGCGGGGATACTGAAACCACGCGCCCCGCGCCAACACACACAAAAGCCCGACAAGGATAATCTTGAGAAAGCCGTCCTCGACGCCCTCGGCAAATTCGACGGGATGCCTCCGCTCGTTTGGTGCGACGACTGCCAGGTCGTCGATGGCCGTACCTCGAAGCGGTGGGCCGACCCCGGCGAGGAGCCCGGTGTCTCCGTCGCCATCATGGAGGTCATGCCGTGTTGATTGACCCCGAGACCTTGACCGTCGGTGAGCGCCTGGAAGTATCCCGGCGCCGATCCGGCATGAGTCAGCGCCAGGCGGCCGCTCTGTTCGGGTGGCCCTTCCGGCAGTACGTCCGGGCCGAGCATGACGAGTACGCCGATGCACCCGCCCCGCCAATTCTGACGCTCACGGTCGGCGAGGAGTGCCGCCTGGTGAGGAAGCGGGCCGGGGTCACCCTGGCCGAGCTCGAGAAGAGGTCAGGCTTCAAATCGAAATGGGTCCACCGGGTCGAGCTCGGGCAGACCCGCTCTGCGCTACCGCTGGAGACTTTCTGGCGCCGTCACCTCGAGGAGAGAGTCCCGTGAGCGATTCGTGCGAAAACGCTCAGCCGTCCCACCGGCCCAACGGGAAGTTTGCGCCAGGGAACAAGCTCGGAAAAGGAAACACTAGCGAGCGGATTAACGTGGCCCGTCTGGCTCGGCGCAAGGCCAAGGAGCTCGGCCTCGACATCGACGCTCTGCTCTGGGATGTGGTGATGGCGATGCTGTTGAACGGCGCGTGCGGCGATACGAAGTCGGCCAAGCTGGCATACGACATGCTCGGCGAGCAGGCTCCCGCTGGCCCGCTGGTCACCATCGACGCCACCCAGCGCCTACCGCAAGCTCCGTTAATCGACGTCGGTCCAGATGGAGCGCCTCCGCTTGGTGAGCACCTTCGGCGTCTCCTGGCTATCGCCGAGGAGCGCGGCTTGACCGGTCTCGCCAACGCGCACCCGGCGCAGGTCATCGAGCACATCGCCAAGAAGAACGCCGTCGATGAGCTTCTCTCCTGATCGCCATGAACAGGAGCTCGACGCTCGCGAGGCCATCCTTGAAGCCTACGCCGCGATCTGCCCGGGCATCATTGACAACCCGTATCTAAACGGTCACTTCCCGCTGCCGATGCAGTGGATGTTTCTGAGGGGTCACCTCGACTACCCGCCCGATGACGGCGGCGTGTTCCAGGCGCTGTATGGCGGCGCGGCGGGCGGCGGCAAAAGCGACGCCCTGCTCATGGCCGCCGCGCAGTACGTCGACCAACCGGAATTCGCCGGGTGCATTTTCCGCCGCACCTTCGCCGACCTCTCGCTACCCGGTGCCATCATGGACCGCGCCCTCGACTGGTGGAAGAACGCGCCCGGCGTTCACTGGGACGGGACGAATAAGACCTTCCGCTTCCCGAGTGGGGCCAAAGTGTCCTTCGCGTACCTGCAGCACCCTGGCGACGAGCTGCGCTACCAGGGCGCCGAGTTCCAGCTCGTCAACTGGGATGAATTGACGCAGTTCCCCGACCGCCGACCGTACCGCTACCTGCTTTCCCGTATCCGCCGCCCAGCGAATTCTAGCATCCCGCTCCGTGCGCTATCGGCCTCGAATCCAGGAGGGCCCGGGCACCCGTGGGTAGCCGAGGACTTCGACGTTGAGATTGACGCGCACGGCTTCCCGTTCTACCCGGCTCGCGTCGTCGACAACCCGTACATCGACCGCGACGCCTACGTCGCCGGACTGATGCACCTTCACCCGACGACGCGAGCCCAGCTACTCGCTGGGGACTGGCGAGCGCGGGAGCCAGGGGACTACTTCCGCCGCGAGTGGTTCGGGCCGCTCTTGGACCCGGCAGTCGATACCTGGCCCTCACGGGATTGCCGCCGCGTGAGGTGGTGGGACTTGGCCGCAAGCGTCAAGGAGGGTTCGGCCCATACTGCCGGGGTCAAGATGGCACGACACCGGAGCGGCGTCTATGCCGTCGAGCACTGCGCCAGCTTCAAGGCGACGCCCGGCCAGCGCGACTCCCGCATCGTCGACATCGCCAAGAGCGACGGCCCGATCGTCACCGTCGGCCTCGAGATTGAGCCCGGCTCCGGTGGGATCGCCCAGGTCGAGTCCATCGCCGAGAAGCTCAAGGCGCACGGCATCCGCTGCGCCTACGCCCGCCCGAGGTCCGAGCACAGCGACCGCGAGAAGGTCTACGTCGTCCGCGCTCCCAGCTCAGGCAACGGTAAGGCGGCCCGCTGCGACCCGGTGGCGGCCTGCTTGGAGCGCGGCTACTCGCGCCGGGGTGAGGGCGAGGAGTGGGATAGCGTGACCCAGGACCGGGTGCCCTGGTGGGGTGACGACGCCAGCAAGCCCCTAGAGCAACAGCGGGACGGAATCAGGCTCTTCGCGGGCTCATGGACGCAGGCGTACCTGGATATCGTCGAAGGCTTCCCAGGGGACGGCACACAGCGTGTGGACGAAGCTGACGCTACGAGCGGGGCATGGGCCTGGCTCAAGTCTCACCCGGCGGGCGCGTCGCAGGCCCTGCCTGTGGACCGCCGCAAGGCCCAGGTCACCGGTGACGAGTTCCGGCGCACGAACCCGGCAGAGCGTCCTAAGGTCGAGACCGGACGGGACCGAGGAGGGCGCTGGAGGCTCTAGGGCGCTCAAGTCCCGCCCCACCGGTGCCGATAAGTGGTCATGGATAACACCCCCGACACCGACGCGCTCTACCAGCGGCTCCAGGAGGTCGCCTACGCCCTCGACGACATCGACCGCACGATTGACTCACTGCGAGGCGTCCTCGAGGTTGGTCGCCGCGAGCTAGGCCACAAGGCCGCTCTGCTTCGCGAAATGTCTCCCGGTATCCTGCCGTCGACCACTCCAAAAATATTCACAGAAAGGTTGTAGACACCGCGCGACGCCGCGCTACTATGGACGGCATGCAAATCCACTCACGCTACAAACTCGACCGCGCCGTCGCTAGGGCCGAAGACCCCCGGTCCAACACTCGCGGGTTCTTGATTGATACCGAAGTCGGGCTAGCCGTCGTTACTGATGGTCGCATCCTGGCGACTGTCCCGTGTGAAATCGAGGACGACGACATGCCTGTCGGTGAGGTTGTTATTCCCGCCGAGGCGCTCAAGGCTGCACGCAAAGCAAAAGTCCGTGGCGCTGAGGAGCTAGGTATCGAGATTGGCGCGGGCAGAGTGTTCGTCTCCGACGAGAACGGCCAGCAGTCCTTTCGCGCACTCGGTGGCGAGTACCCGAACTACAAGAACGTCCTGCCCGAGAAGGGTGACGGGTTCAGCATCACGCTCAACGCGGATATGCTGCACCGGCTCGCCGACGCGCTCGGTGCTGAGGGCAGCGGCGTAACGCTCACCTTCCAGAAAGATAAGACTGGTCAGCTCGATTCGAGGCGTCCGGTTCACGTCACGCCACTAGGCGACCACGGCGACGCGAAACCCGTTGGTGTCATCGTGCCGCTATCGGGGATCTGAACCGTGAGCCAGCCCGAAGAACGGAAGCCGCTCCTCATTTGGGCCGTGCTGGTCCTCTCCCTCGCCTTCTGGGCGGGGGTCGCGTACCTCATCTTTAGCTAAGAACATGAAACAGATCACCAAAGAACAACAAGAGGAACTGACCAAGCTCCTCGACCAACACGCTGACGAGTCCCCGGCGCTTCGTGCGCTGCTGCCGGGGCCGGATGTCTGGGAGGGCGCCACCGTGCGCGACCCCCGCTATCACGCCTCTGCCCGTCGTGGAATCCTAGAGAGACACCTACTTCTAAAAATCGAAAGCCCCGCCGGGGCACCTGCTGTTCTTGACAAGGAAGATGCCGCCGCCCTCCGCGACATGCTTAACAACTTCCTCGACGGTAGGCGGCTGGACGGAGGGGAGGAATGAGCCAGCAAATCAATCTGACCCCTGACATCGTGGCACAGCTACGGGGAGTGGCTGCGGAACACCCTGGACGATTCCCGGATTTGGAGAAACTGGTCGGCGAGGCGGAGAGTGCGCCCGACCCGCGCCTGACGTGGAAGCATGGGAACGCCCCAGACCGTGGGTGCTGGCACGACATCGAGCTTTCGCCTATCGAACCCAAGTATGTGCGTGTTGGCGCTATGTGGGGTTCGCAGCATCTCAACGCCCCCGCCCTCGTCGCCCTCGCCATCGGTCTGCTTGATGCGGCTGCGGCGCTGGAAGGGCTGCCGGAGGAGAGGGGCGAAGGCGCACACAGCGCGAGGGCGTATCGCTTGGGCAAGTCAAATCTGGTCGAGCTGCTCCAGGAGTTGAACCGATGAAAACCATCCACATCACAGAACCGAATCAGGTCATCACTCCCGAAACCCATCCGGTTACGGAGATTACCCGTTTCATCTTCGACTCCGACCAAGACGGAGACATCACGGTATCCGGCGACTTCGGGTTTTGGGTGGGCGCTTCCCGCAAGGGCAAGGGCAAGGGAAACGCTTACCGCGATGGCGATGGTGATGGAGGCGCTTACCGCAAGGGCGAGGGCGAGGGCGACGCTTACCGCAAGGGCGAGGGCGAGGGCGACGCTTACCGCGATGGCAAGGGCGATGGAAGCGCTTTCCGCGAGGACAGCGGGGATGGAGGCGCTTACCGCTACGACGATGGCGATGGAGACGCTTGCCGCGGTGGCGAGGGCAAGGGAAACGCTTTCCGCGAGGACAGCGGGGATGGTCACGCTATCCGCGGTGGCGAGGGGTATGGCGATGCCTTCCGCTACGGCAGCGGTGCGGGCGCTGCCTTCCGCGAGGGCGAGGGCGAGGGCGGCGCTTACCGCGATGGCGATGGCGATGGAAGCGCTTACATCCGGGGTGTGGAAAAGCAGGTCTCGTCCGACGACCTAGACGCGCAGATGGGGCAGCCCGTGGAAGCCCTTGATGAGCTGACGGAGAAATACACGCGCCCGACGAGCGACGGCTGCCTGCTAGTCCACCGCGATGTGGTGGCGGCGCTTGGGCCTGTGGTTGGTACTTTCGAGCGCTGCCGCCGCGCTAATCTGCCGATGAGCAGAGAGGCCGTAGCGCTCTACGAAGCCCACGACGCCCACGGCCTCCCCGAGATCCCCGTGCCGCCGCTGCATGAGCAAGTGCTGGCGCTGCTGGGGGATGGGTGGAAGGTTGAGCACAGCTGTATGGGCGGCTACTCGCGAGTATCGCGTCGCTGCGTGTTCATAGTAATCCTAGACGATGCCAACCCCAACACCCCGGCCCAAATCGCCGACGCGCTGCGAGTGCTGGCGGGGGAGGAGGTCTGATGGGAAAGGTATTAACCGAGTACGTCATTCAGCGCTGTTACGAGGACGGCAGCGCAACTGATTTCCGAGTGCGGCTAGATGCCACAGGCCGCGACTGTGTGTGGGTGGAGCACGGGGACAGCGGCGGCGAGGGCAGTTGGATTACGCTACCTGTTGAAGTAGCGGCTAACATCGCGAAAGCCGTTATCGCGTGTGCTATTCAGGCGGGGGAGTCCGATGAATAACATCCGCGCCGAGGAAGTAGCCCGCGCTGTGGCGGGGGTTCTGCATATAAGCGAGGAATACACCCCACACCACTGGGACAAGACCAAAGGCTCTACTCTCTGGCGAGCGCCCGACCGCGCCGCAGTCGATGGCCGTATGGTTTGGGTAGCCCACCTGGACGGATATTGGTGCAGCGCCGAGGAAGTGTTGTCCGACATGAACGTAGCGCGGCGGCTGTTTGAGTGGGCGGTTAAGGGGCCTCTCTCCGGGGGCAAGCACAAAGACGCGGTGTTCGGCTTCGCCTACGACGGTTGGTTCAAAACCCCCGCCGCCATCGAAGCCCTCTGCATCGCCGCTGGGCTGGTTCCCGAGGAGAAAGACCAATGACTGAGCAACCCACCAAGCCGCCGACGCGGGAAGATTTTGATGCCGCAAACAGGGCGCGATACCTCTGCCTAGCCCTGCACTGTGGTGAACCAGGGCGCGGATTCTGCGACCGATGCGAGGACGGGAAGTTGCGCACCGCCTACGCCGACCACCTGGAAGCCCAGCTAGAGCAAGCCGAAGCCGAGAACGCTGACTACAGGCGAGTCATGGACTTTGGAAAATTACTGAGTGGTCGGTCTATGCTTGACCACTGCAACGACTTGAGAGGCCAACTGAGAGAAGCCGAAGCCGAGAACAAGCGGCTGGCCGGACTATTCAACAGGGCCATGACCTTGCTAGATGCGCTTGGAAACCGCCCTGTGATTCACGCAACAGAAGCGTGGCCGCAAGTCGTCATTGACGAGTGCTCCGCCCTCCGCGCCGAAGGGGGTGGGGAGTGATGGCTAGTTGCGAAAGATGTTGGAGGCAGGCCGCTTCCTCTTTAGACCAGAGCAAAGAATACGCAAGGCTGGTTCGGGTCAACGATTGCACTCCCGAACAGCAAGCAGGGGATGGTTCGCGCTGTCCCAAGTGCGAAACCTTGACCGTTCACCAATACACCAAGCAGTGCATCGTCTGTGGATACACAGAGAAGGAGAAACCCCAATGACCCAAGCCGAAACCAACCCCGCCCCCGACTGGAACGAAGCCGTGGCCCGGTTCTGGCGGCGGTTTTTCAGTGGCCGGCACCGGGGGCTAGACCTGAGCCGTATCTGCGCGGTAGAGTGTGGGGGCCATGAGAACCCATCTACAGGAATCCGCGATCTACGACTCGGCCACCGCCGAGGCCCCACTGACCGAAACCGACAAGACCGTCCTCCCGGTGACAATCAATGGGATGCGGTCGCGAAAACGCGCCCTGCGCGAGCTGCGCTGCGTACCGGCATGGGCAGCCCGCGAGCTGGCCAAGCGGGAAGAATCCGCTACAGTAGCGGAACCGGTGGCGCCGATCACAGAAGCCGACGCGCCGGAAGCGGTCGCCGTGGACGCCACGGATGAAGTCGCTTCCTGATAACCCGACGACGCAGGTGCCATGAGCGAAGCCCTCCATGTCCGCAACCAGGCCGCCCAGGTCTACACCCGTGCGCTTTCAAGCGCATGGCGTAACGGAGTCCCGCTCCACGACCCTAGTCTGTGGCTTTTCCGTGACCCTGAGGTCGAAGAGAAGATGCTGCGCGATGCCGATATCCGGCACGCGGTCGGCTACCGGCGGCACCTTATCGCCGGGAAGGACTGGAGTCTTGTCCCGCGAGACGAGACTAATCCGATCGGCTGCCTTGCCGTTCACGTCGGCACCACCTTGCTCAAGGAGATCGAGGGCTTCACGCAGGCCCGCATGAACCTGGCGCGGGCGTTCTTCTCCGGCGCCCGCTTCGCTCGAATCCACGGTGAACCCAGAATCCTAACCCTCGGTGACGGCAAGCCGCGCACCTGGTGGGTTCCGACGCGCCTCGAGGACATCGACAAGCGCATGTACCAAATCGTACCGCACAACGACAGCGGAGACCTATCGGCACACTGGGAGCGATGGGATGTCGGCGAAGCGGCCTACGAGGTCGAGACCCGCCGCGACGCGCTCCACACAATAAAGCACGTTTACCAGGACGACGAGGCGTCGCTAGGCCACGGCTCGGCACTGCGCGAGGCCCTCGGCTGGTGGTGGTACGCGAAGGAGCACGTATTTCAAGAATCGCTAGCGGCCGTCGAGAAGTTCGCCCAGGGCGTGCTCACCGCCAAGGTGGATGGTGCTCGCGACGCTGAGACCGGTCTCCCCAACAACGAGCTAATCGCCGAGTGGACCGCCGTCCTCGAAGACCTCCGGGCGCGGCATGTTCTGGTCTACGACAAGGCAGACGAAATAGAAATTCTCCCGGGCGGTGGCGACGGGTGGCAACTGCTCGAAACGATCCGCGCCGAGCTTAGAAATACAATCTACACGCTGGTCATGGGCGCCAATATCACCACCGCCGCAAACGATGGAGGTAGCTACGCGCTGGCCGAAGTCCAGGAGAACAGCACCGAGGCGCTGATTCAGTTCGACCGGGAGACGCTGCAGGAGACCCTCTCGAAGAGCCTCATCGGGTGTTTGTGGTTTCGCAACCACGCGAACCTTGTCGAGCTTGGCATCGAGAAGGAGAAGCCATTATTCAACGTCACTCAAGAGAAGCGTCAGGACCCGCAAGAGAGGGCGACCGTGGCGAGCACCCTATCGGCGATGGGCGTCGACCTGTCGCTGGCCGAGGTCCTAGAGCAGACCGGCTTCTCGGCACCTGAACCGGGCGAGGATGTTATCCCCGGAGGATCGGCAGCTCCAGCCATACCCGGTGGCAGCGGGTTCCCCTTCAAGCGGTAGCCGATGGCCGAATTCGACGTCGACGCGATTCTAGAGGACACCAACACGCGCCTTGCCGGGGAGTATATCGCGGCTTTCCGCGAGTACCTAGTCGCTGTCGTCCTCAAGAATAAGCCCCAGACCCGGGACGCCCGGCTACGCCTGGAGGAAGTGGTCCGCGAGTCAATGGGCCGCGCCGAAGTGCTCGGTGCCTTCTCTGTCCTACGCCGTGCCGCCGGAGTCCTGGCGCCGGAGACCGGGTTCATGGCCGAGCGGTATCGCCTCATGGCCTTCGCAGACACCGCCGCAAAGAAGGTTTTATCCCGCGTGACCTTCGCCGAGGCTCTAGAGGACCTAGTAGACCGCGTGCCGGTGACGCTCAAGGGCCCCGCTGAGAGGATAGCGGGGCAGATCTCCGACCTCTACGCGGCGGACCGGGGCGTTATCGCCTTCGCCAAGTCCGCAGAGGCGGCGGTCACGCAACGGGCGCAGGAGCTCATCACGTCGGCGATCCGCCAGGGTATCCCCGAGCGGGACATCGGGCGCACGCTCGCATTCAACGTGAACCGAATTCGCAAGGAAACAGAAGCCTGGACAGAAGGATACGCCCGGATGGCCTTCCGCACCAATCTCAACGACGCAGTTTCGCAGGGTCGCCTGCGCCAGGCTCGCGATCCCGACGTGAAGATTGCCACCCCTGCGCTTAGGTACACGGCTGTCGGGGACGGCGACACGCGCTCTAACCACCAGGCGGCCGACGGGGTTATCCTCGCCGTAGATAATCCGGCTTGGCGCTTCATGCGCCCGCCCTTCGGCTACAACTGCCGGTGTCAACTCGACCTCATGACCCGCCCCGAGCTGCGGCGTATGGGGCGCATCGACTCGGCCGGCAAGGTCATCGAGACGCGGATACCGGGAGTCGCAAAGCCCGACGACGGCTTTCGATCGGGGGGCGGGGTGTGAGCCGCCACCGTCCCTGGTCTGAGGTGCGCCGGGACTTCGAGACCTTAGTGTTTAAGGCCGGTGTCGATGAGATTGCTCGGCGTACCCACGTCCACCGGGCCACCGTATACCGCCTCATCAACGGCAAGACCCGGCGCCCAAGTGGGCCGCTTCGCGCAGCAGTTGAGGATATTGTCGCAGATGCGACACCGCCGGAGCGTACCGTTGGGGGATGAGCCCCGCAGTATCGCACGCCGCTCCCGGTTTCAGGGTTACTAAGACCGACGACGCGACGGTATTCCACCACGTCCCGATTTTCGCTGAGTGCGATCGCGGCGACCTGGTATTCGGGGCTGATTGGATTGCCGCCGCCGTGGAGAGCGCGAAGCAGCAGGAGCGCGATGGCTACCTGCCGCCGCTCCATACGCGGCACCATGAGCCGTCTACCGACCAGACCGATGCGGTTCGGGCGGTCGGCGTTTTCCGTATCACCGACGCGGCACCGCTCACATTCAAGGGTAAGCGCATCACGGCTATCTTCGCCGACCTCATCGTCACCGATGAGTTTATGGCCGACGAGCTGGGGAAGATGAAGTACCCCTACCGGTCGGTTGAAATCTTCGACCCCGAAGGCCCGCCGAAAATCAACGGCCTGGCCCTCCTCGACCACGAAGCGCCGTATCTGGAGCTGCCGATGCTCTTTGCGGGTGAGATTGAGGACAAGAGAGACCAGAGCGGGCGCAGGGATGAAATCGTCGCAAGTGCGACTAACTCCACCTTCTCGCTCAACTACTCTCGCAATTCCGGCGGACCCGCGTTAGGGTCAGCCCGTCGCGGCGAACGCGCCGTGCTTCTGTTCAAGTTCCCCGACGAGGAAATCATGACCAAACCCGCCAATAAGCCTAAGCCCGCCAACTTTGAGGGCAAGGACCCGGAAGACAAAAAGGACCCCGAGAACCTCGAAGGTGAAACGGCCCTCGACGTCGGCGCCGTCTGCGAAGCCATCAAGAGCGGCGAGATCAGCGTCGCCGACATGGACGCCATCCTCGAAGCCATCCAGTCGCAGAGCACCAAGCCCGCGGTGGATGAAGAGGAGCCCGCCCCGGCCCCGGCCCCCGGTGCCGAGATCATGAAGGACGCCAGCAAGGAGTCCCTCAACTTCGCCCGCCTGGCCGGTGAGAACGAGGCCCTCAAGGCTCGCCTCGACGCCCGCGACGCCACCGACCAGCGCAACACCGACGTCCGCGTCGCGATGAAGCGCCTCGAAGGCAAGCCGCTCGGCGCCGACCTCGAGCAGCGCCTCGTCAGCTTCCACACCAAGGCCAACGGCAACGCCGAACTCTTCAAAGAGTACGTCGACACGATGGCCCGCACCGCCGGTGACCTTCCGGCCGACAACGGCGGCGAGCACTTCGCAGCCCAGCCCAAGACGCCCAAGTCGGCGATGGCCTTCCAGGCTCTCGGCGGCGAGGCCGTCGACAAGGCCGCGCAGTTTTCTCGCCAGTATCAGCAGATGAAGGGACGCATGCGGGCCTCGGAAGAGTCCTATGTGACCATCAACATGCGGAACATCGGCTACACGCTCGACGAAACCGCTACCGCGTAACCAGGGAATCGACCAATGACCGACCGCACCACGACCAAGATTTACGAAACCAAAGGGGCCGACCGTCTCGCGGTTCCCATCGCCAACGGCGTCACGCTACCCGTCGGGACCCTAGTCCAGGAGGAGAGCGGTTTCGCTAACCACTACGACGGGACCAACAACCTGCTCGGCATCGTCCTTGGCGGCGAGAACCTGAGCACCGCCGGTCTCCCGGTCGGTGACACCAGTCTCACGCCGGACCCCGCCGTCTACGTTGACACCAGCGGCCCGGTCATCACCGGCATCGCCGTGGCGTCATCGACCGCAGTCGGGCAGTTCGTCTACTGCAACGACTCCGACCTGGACAACGCGACCATCACGCAGCCGACCACCGACGCGCCCATCGGCATCATTGTCGGCTGGCGCTCGGCGACCGACGCCGATGTAAAGCTGTTCAGCTACATCCAGCACATTCTCGGCCGTACCGCGGCAGCCACCCTCGGCACTAGCTGGGTCTAGGGCCTTCGCCTTCTCACATCAAACCAAGAGATAGATCATGAGAGTCAACTCTTCACAAACTCTGGCGAACGGCCTCCGTACCGAATTCTGGGATACCTACGCCTCCGTCAAGAACCGCGTAGCAGATTCCCGCCTTTCGACGGTGATGAACCTCAGCGTTGGGGCCACCAATCGCGAGCACGACTTCGCCTACTACGAAAGCGCCCCGCACTTCGACCTGTGGAAGCGCGGCGACGAGATCAAGTCGAAAGGCATGGACTCGGTGAGCTTCAACGTGCCGGTCTACGAATGGGGCCGCCGAGTGCCCTGGCTCAAGTGGGACCGTGACGACGACCAGACCGACTCCCTGATGGACGTCGCTCGCCAAGCTGGCGAGTCGGCAGCCCTTCTCCCGGAGCGGTTCTTCTTCGACCTGATCCAGAACAACACCGGGCTCCTGCCGAGCATCCCGACCGCCCCCGACGGCGCGGCGATGTTCGCGACCACTGCCGGCGGTGCTGCTCGCTTCGGGGCCACAAACGGCAACCTCCTGACCGGCGGCGGTGTCACCGCTGCGGCCATCCTCACGGACTTCTACGATGCTATCGTGCAGTTCATGAACTTCCAGGACACCGAGGGGCAGCCGCTCATCGGCGACCAGGTTCTCCAACAGCCCTTTGTCATCTGTCACCCGGTGGAACTCACCGAGGCGATGGAGACCGCGTTCCTGCAGAAGCAGCAACTCGGCGACGGCACCGCCGGTGGTGCAAAGTCGAACATCGTGGCCGACACTGCCAAGCGCGTAACGCTATGGCCGAGTCCCCGCCTGTCCGATGCCAACGACTGGTACATCTTCCTCGGCGCCCCGCCGAAGGAGGCGACCTTCTTCCTTGACCGCGAAGGCGTGCAGGAAGAGACCGCACTGATGGAAGACAACAACAGCGACCTCACCCGCCGCACTGCCGAGGAATCCATCCAGTGGTGGAGCCGCTCCGGTGCCGGTATCTCGCTGCCCTACGCGGCGATCAAGACGACCAACATTTAACCACGCAGCCGGTTAGGTCCATTGGCCGACAAGACACGGCCGCCGACTCCTAGAGGCGGGGGCCGTTCTTCTTACCTACCAACATCTACAGCATGAGGCCCGCGAAAAGCGGCCATAACCTCCGATGACTACAGCAACCGAAACCAAAACGACCCACGTCGACCCCACCAAACTCGCGCCGGACTTCGAGAATATCCCGGGCGAGCTCATGGCCTCCGAGTACACCTTCTGGCTCGGCGTTACCCCAGACTGTCCCCGGGGGCAGATCGACGTAGCGGGGCTCCACTTCCCGAAGAGTGAGGAGCGCATCCTCATCAACGACGCAGGGAAGCAGGTCCGCGTACCCGAGCACGGGGCCATCAACATGACCGTCACCAAGCACCACTTCGAAGAGCTGGTGCGTCTGCTCCCGCGCCTGGTCATCAGGCCGAGCAAGGTCGTCAAACAGGACGGCAGCGGCGAGAACATCGGCGACCCGGTGCAGCGGGCGAAAGGCCGCCTCATCAAGATCCCCGATGAGAAGATGCTCGCCGGTGCCTCTGATAGCGGGCGCAGGCTCAAGCCATTCGTCAAGCAGCCAGGGGACCGCCCGGCCACCGAGTTCATGTACTTCATTCACGCACCGACCGGGAAGCGTGAGCACGAATACCAAACGATCGCCGACGCTGGCCTTGAGTGGCCGGCAGAACTCAAGGCGGTCGACGACCTTCTGAGCTAGGAGCTCCTCGATGCCGACCGAAGCCGAAATCCAGACACAGTGGAAGAACCTAGTAAACATTCTCGAAAAGACTCGGGTCTACGCGGACGATAGCCTCGCCAACGCCGGCGGGTATATCGACGTGCTATACCAGAGCTTCGAGGGCGAGTACATCCCTGTCGACGGTGCCGCCTTCGCAACGCGGGTACGGGCACTCCTATCGAGCGCGGTGAACCAATCCCAGGCCATCGCCGCGCTCGAGCCCGTGCTCTTCGAGTACGCCTCCATCCTCGCGGCTAGTGGCACGATGGGCTTCGGTTCTGGCGGGCAGAGCATCGGGGAAGTCTTCGCAGCCCTATACCAGTGGCTCCACGACAATACCGACAGCGTGGCGACGCGGGCTATAACCTACACGGCGGTGTCGGCCAACGGTGCCAATGTAGGCAACGCCGTGGTCTCGCGGCTAACCGAGGACCGTCTGGGTTACGACCTGGAAGCGTGCCACGTCGAAAAGAAGATGCTCCGGTGCCTCATCGACCAGAACAGCGGGGCGCAGAAGTGGGCCGAGAGCTTCGAGATCGCGGGCGAGGCGTCCAGCTTCGACGGTCTCCGTGTAGGTGCCACCGGCAGCGGTGCCGCGTCACGGCCCATCCTCCGGGCGAAGCACGCCGGTAGCGGCGCGGGCGGGTCTCTCCTCAACAATTCCAGCTTTTCGGACTTTACGGCCTCCGTGAGCTCGGGGGCTCAGTTCAACAACTGGGTCGAGACCCTGGGCGGTGCCGCCGCAACGACGGACATCACGCAGGACACGACGAACTACTACCGGTCGCACCCCAACGCCGGGACAAACGCGAGCATGAAAATCTCAATGAACAGCGCGAGCGACGCTGTGCTGGTCAAACAGTCAATCAGCAGCATGCGGATTGCCCGTTTAGACCCCAATACTCCGTACTTCCTACGGGTGATGTGGAACCGGGCCGTAGGCTCCGGTACAGCCGGGACGGTCGCGCTAAAGCTCGGGAAGAACACTGTTGTGTCTGTCGCCGTCGGAGCCCAGACCGGCTGGCAAGAGTTGGTCATCCCGTTCGATAAGACCTGCTGGCTAGAGGAATTTGGAGAGGACTCTCTCGACATAGAGATCGGGTGGAACAACGGCACCGCCGGATTCATCCTGTTCGACGATGCCATCTTCTGCCCTTGGGATTTGGTCGACGGAACCTATTGGCTCGTTCACCAGAACAATGGCACACCAGTCGCGAATCTTGCAGGGGACGAATATTACGCGGTCGACACCGGCGGTGCCCCTGGTACGGGAATCCTCCAGTATTGGAGCTGGGTCTCAGGTCTCGGCTACCTTCCAAGTTCCGGCACCCCGACCATCACCGACCCGACCTAATCCATGACTGCCGCTACCGACCTGTGGGCCTCCGTCGTCGCCAACTACGAAAGCGAGGGCCTGGTGAACCTCACCAACCCTCGCGACAATAGCGCGACAACTGTCGGCACGGCCTACGGGGAGAGCGCGGCACAGGAGGTCGTCGACCTTTTTCCTCTTTACGGTCAGGTCGTCTACGACGCCGCCAGCTCCCAGCACCTAGCGGTCGGCCGCCGGGCCGTTATAGCGGTGCTATTCGAGCGCGGTGGCACCGCTTCGTCAATCGCCGAGGTCGAGTGGAAGGAAGTCTTCGGCGACGACGGGCTCCTGACGAAGCTCAAGCGCACCAGCGCCAGGGCACGGCAGGGCCCCAATTCTAACTCTGGGGTCCAGCAGAGAAGCGAGCTTACCAGCACCGGGCAGAAGGTCCGCGGCTGGTCTGATCCAGACGCGCTACCCGGTGGTCGTCGATACATGTCCCGGAGAATCATCGCCGAGGATTGACCCGATGACGAAAGCTACCTTCCAGAAGGGCGCGAAAATGGAGCGGTGGGAGAGTAATCTCGACGACCCGCGCCGGGCGCTCAAGCACATCGGGGCCTTGATGGTTGCCGAGTCGCAGCGGTCATTCCGTGAGCAGCAGCACGGGAAGGACAAGTGGGAGCCGCGAGCGCCCGTGAACGTCTACGGCATTATCTCGGACTTCGCTAAGGGCAGCACGCCTCCGGCCAGGCGCTTCGAGCGCCGCCCCGTGCTCAGAGACACCGGGAGGCTCTCGAGTTCAATCTCGTTTAAGGTGCTAGGCAACACCGCCGTCGAGGTCGGCACTAACCTGCCCTACGCCGGTGTCCTCCAACACGGCGGCGCGATTGAGAGCGAGCCAATCACGGGAGCGGTGCGCCGCGCCCTCTGGAAGTGGCTTAAGCCGAAAGATAGCGACCTAAAAGCGCAGCTAGGCTTCCTGTTGAACAAGAATTTCCGCGACGAGACGCTCAAGGGCGAAGTCCCGGCGCGGCCCTTCGTCGGCATCACCGAGGCGACCCGCGAGGACGTTCGCGAGGTTGTCGGCGTCGAAATCATGGAGGTACGATAAGATCAATGGCAAATGTAAAAATCTCTGCTCTCACGGCGCTAGGCGCTACTCCGGCTGACGCGGACCTCATCGAAGTCGAGACTGTCGCGGGAGCCTCGCGCAAGGTCACGCGGGCAGAGCTGGCCCCGACCAATGCCGAGATTGCTGCCTTGGCTGTCGTAACAGCGAACACGGCGAAGGTCACCTATCCGTCGGCTGACTCGTCCAAGCTCGCAGGAATCGAGACTGCCGCGACCGCCGACCAGACGGGTGCGGAAATCAAGGTGGCGTACGAGGCCGAGGCGAACACCAACGCCTTTACTGATGCGGATGTCATCAACATCGGCAACCAGAGTGGAGTAAATACCGGCGACGAGGTCGCCGCGTCTGAAACTGTCGCGGGTGTGGTCAAGCTTGCGACCCAGGCTGAGACCGACACCGGCACCGACGCGACTCGTGCTGTGACCCCTGCTGGACTGGCGACGATTCAGACCGACGTGGACGCGAACACGGCGAAGGTGACATACCCATCAGCGGACTCGGCTAAGCTGGCTGCGATCGAAGCCGCTGCCGATGTCACCGACGCGACCAATGTGGCCGCTGCCGGTGCCGTCATGGATTCGGATGTCAGCCCGGCGGAAGGCATCTTGCGCAAGACCGGATCAGGCGCCTACACCGCCATCAAGACCAACCTGGCCGCGACCACTGACCCGGGGGTTAGCAATGATTCATCTGCTGGCTACGGCATCGGCTCCCTCTGGATTAACGTCACGCTGGACAAGGTGTTCCAGGCGGTCGATGTCACCGTGGGCGCTGCTGTTTGGAAGGAACTGAGCGGCGCGGCAGGGGGCGGATCCTATCCAAGCGGGCAAGCGTTCACGATGGAGGTCAGCAATATTTTTTCTTACGCGAATTCAGTGTTTGGAGAAGTTCAAGGGAAGGGACTGGCCATTCGCCTGCCTGCTGGGGCGACGATTACCGGCGCAAAGATTTCTTACGGAAACTGGCTGGCGCCCGACGATACGGCGTATCAGGAGTTTCTTCTCAAGTTTATCCCGGAAGCGGGCGCGGCAAGCGGAGTTGGAACTAGCCTACAAAGTGCGCCCGACACAACAAAGCTAACGGGAGGAATGTACGCAACTGCACCCGACAAGAGCGCTTCCTTCCCTCTAAGCCTTGACCAAAATCTGACGCGAGACGCAGGCGACCTTCTCTACCTTCTGGGTACGAAAGTTGTTACTTCCGCAGGCTGGATTTACTACCCGTGCAGCCTCACCGTTTCCGGCACATGGACATAGCCTAGAGATAATGACCACCTTCCGCGTCACGGACTCCGGAGCCTTCCGGGTCACCGATACCGGCGACTTCCGCGTAACTGCGGATTCGGTGACGGACGCCCCGTTTGTTTTCTCCACTGGCGTTATCAGGGCGGCCGGGACTATCATCGCCTCTCCGACTGACCTGACAGACGCCGCGGGAACCGGGGAATACGGGGGGTCAATCATTGGGTCCACGCGGGCGGTGGCTCTGGAGCCGTTGGGGTCGCCGTACCGCGTCGAGTGCGAAGGGCTGGGTGAATACTCCGACGTCCTGGAAGGTAACAACCGCTACGTCGCCAGCTTCTTCCTGCGCGGGTGGAGTCTGAGCGCGGTAGCTAACCTGCTCGCCGGTGGGTACTCTCAGGGTGCGACGACGAAGAACGCCGTATGGAAAGTGCCGGGGACGCGGACCCCCGGACAGAGCGCCTCCGGGCGCGGCCTGGTGTGGCTGTTCGTCCCCGACGATACGCTCAATCACCCGGCCCTGATTATCCGCTCGGGCATCCCCGACTTTGCCGATAGCGCCGAGCTCGCTTTCCAGCACCGGGAAGAGCTCGGTCTCTCCGTCGCTGTGGAGTGCCTCCGCAACACCAGCGGGCAAACGCTCGACATGGGCCACCTAGAGGACCTTACTCTGTGAGAATGTGGCCCCCCCGTAAACCTACCCCACCGCGAGATCTCACGCTCGACGACGCGGGGCTCGACCGTGCTATCCGCGCCGGTGTCCAGTTTCCGCTTGACTGGTTTCTCTCACAGCCACCCGATGTCCAGGAGGCTATCGCATCGCGCCGCGACCTGTGGCTCGAAGACCTGGTGGTGGCGGCGGGATACGCCATCCTCGACCCCGAACGGACCCGGCTCGGACTGGCCGCCGAGAACGGCGACGAAGATGCCGAGGCGACTCTCGCGGGGCTCAACGCCCGAGAGGTGGCTGAGGAGATAGGCCGTAGGGCTGCCCGCAACGGCTCAGGAGAGCCGCCGCGCCGCCCGCCCGTTTCCATGAGCGGGCTAGGAGAGCGCCGCCAGGCGGCCACGGACGCGGCCGAGGCGGGGCGCCGGAAGGGTGCGCTATTCGGGGCGCAGGAGCGAGGCGCATGAACGCCCGCCAGATG